CCAAGGTGGTTGCACTTTGACTTAAATCCGTTCGCAGGTACGTGTCATGCTGCCCATACACGTTGAATATTTTAACTTTGTAGGCTTTTATAAGGTTGATAATTATAAGGAGTAAATTCCAGTCTCTGGGCTTATCGAAAAAATCTCCTGCTTGTAATATAACTGCATTTTCTTTGCGAGCTAATCTAAGAAGATATCTAATCTTATGAATAGTAGTACTAAGAATATCATCTTTTCTTGCAACAGGATTTTTGCTTGTTGCATGAATATCACTGAGTAGCATAAAGCGCATTTGTGATTCTCCGGATATCTTTATTTCCAATTTTACTAAAGCAAGTTGGGCATATCTTTTCTTTTTTTAATTGACTTGTATATTTTTTTATTAAATATTTTAAATGGCCCTTGATATCTTTAACATTTTCTTTTTCTTGTAAATAGGATTTTATATTATCGTACTCTTCACTGAGTCTGTCATCAATTTTTTGTAGTTTTAATATTTTATTTACATGGTCTTTTGCGGCAAGTAAAGTGTGACAGTTTTCTATTTCTTTTTTAGATGATTCTATACTTGCCATTAAGTCTTGTATGCGATAGTACTCTTTATCTAGCTTGTCTCTTTTCTTTATTAGCTTAGATAGTTTAGATAGCTTCCCATCCAGACTATCCAATCCTTCAAATTGAGATAACTTATCTTCTATTTCTTCTATGTCTTGTACAATACCTTCCTTACGACTTTTTAGGACATTTGTTTTTTGATTTATATTTTTTACCCATTTATCTATATCGTCTGTTTTGGTGACTCTATTTATTGTTCTTGCAATTTCGCCAGGAGTAGACGCAGCAAGATATACTCTTTCTATTTGGTTCTGTATATTCAGTTCAGATAAATTTAATACTTCTGTAATTGTATCTGGGACTTGTACACCAAATTTAGTATATCTGTGAAACTCACGAGTAGGATGTTTAATTTCATATACGCTTGTTGATTGACTTTTCATCAAGCTGATTGTGTAGCCATTATCTAATAAAGCCGAAACTTTTGTCTTTGAATTGGGCCTTGAAAATTTACTCCTGTATTTCGTTGTACTTGGCCTATTGTAAGCAAGCCAAATTATAGCCCTAATAACATTTGTCTTTCCAGATTGTGGCAACCCTACCAGTCCGTTGATTCCGGAGTGAAATTCGAATGTTTGATTTCTATAGGATCGATAATTTTTAAGAGTCAGTTTCTTTAACATTTGACTTCTTCCTGTACTTTTTAATGATTTGAATTTCCGTTCTTATTTCGTGTGCCATTGCTCTTATCTGTTGCATTACCTTTCTTATTCTTAGGCCGGCTCTTTGATTTCCACGATCAAATTTTTTGACATCTAATTCTGATTCTAATATCTTTTCTACCATTTTGACAATCATGTTTTCTATTTTTCGCATTTTATTTCACCTCAAAAAAGCCTGTTTCCAATGTTGAAAAGATTCCTGTTTCAAAAATGATTTGAAGTGAAAAGAGTCAAATACACGAATGAATTTTTCTCGTGAGAATTTATCTCTTCTTCTTATCATAGTACCTAAATCTTCTGGTCTATAAGGGCATGTAACTATAGGAAGATTTCGCTTGATTATTTGTTTTCCTTCTCTTGAACAAATTCGATCCAGTATTATCCCTTTCGTTAATTCTTCCCTGATATATTTTAGTGCTTTGGAACTTTCATTTTTTGGATCACTCGCTCCTTGTATACCAATAACACTATCGCTACTACAACCACCAATAGCCTTGGCGAATGGCCATTGATATGGCTTGACTCTATATTTTTTCATAAGATGTTTTTCTGTAAACATTTTTTTTCTTGCTACATTATATATTTTGCAAAGTTCCAGACATTGATACATGTCGTTATCGGAAGTCGCCATTATTAAATTTGTCTCGCCCTTTTTATACATTTTTTTAACCCACCAAGCTAACAAATCGTCCGCTTCATAATATTTTTGAAAGTAGTTGTTTTTAAAACCCATAGCAGGTAGTACTTCTAATCTTAATTTCAATGATTGTTCAAGAATTTGTCCATACTCTTCTTTTTCTAATGAAGTTGCTTCTTCTTTCTTTTTGATTCGTCCTTTTTTATAACCAGGATAATCTTTATGACGATATGTAGTACCACCATCCCAACAGGTTATAAAACGATTGGTGTTGAATTTTTCTGCAAGGAATAATAATTTCTTTAGAAAGCCATAAATTATTCCAGTAGATTTGCCTTCCCATGAAAGCGTACCCATAGTGTAATAAGCAGCGTAGATAAGATTGCTACAATCTATAAGAAGAATATTAGTATCTTGCTTTTCTTTTCTTGACTTCATCTTCAAATGCCTTTTCGATTTTGTACCATTTGTTTTCTGTTTTTTCTATCAGCAAATCTTCCAAATTGTTTTTTTCAATATACTTGATAAGACTTTCACGGGTCTTGAATTTTGTACTATTGAATCTGGCTGACAATTTTACACCTGCACCATATACAAAGTCTATCATTGAGTCAATGTCGTCAATGCCATAGTCGTAAAGAATTGTAAACTCTGCTTCACGAAAAGGCTTTGCTACTTTTGACCGTTCTACTTTGACTCCAGTCTTTATTCCATATACTCGTTCTTCTTTCATTTTTGTTGACTTCATTCTTTTAACTTCTTTGATCCATGCAACCATATGAGTATAAAAGTCAAGTGCTTTACCGCCTGTTCTTGTTTGCTTCTTTCCAAATGTTACACCAATTTTGCTTCTAACTTGGCTGACAATTATAAGAGTTGCGTCTATTTTGTTTTCATCAAGGGCACCACAAAAGGCAGGAAAGAATTTCCGGCTGGCATATTTTTGGACGGCCAAGTCATAGTCGCCTTTTAATTCGGTATCATCTGTTACACTTTCCATAAATGCTTTTTGACTTTTTGCGGATTGAAACGCATCCCAACTGTCTATTATATATAGTAGTGCTTCTCCTTTCTTGAGAGCAAATGCTTTTCGGAGAAATCGCCTACAAAATTCTTCGAAGTTTTTACTCCTTGTCCAATCAATAGCATTGTAAAAATCTATTCCATACATTTTTTCCACAGGAAAATCCATGACTCCTTCTGCATTATCATAACAGATATAAAACTTTTTGACTTTGGGGAATATTTTAGATTGGACAGTCTTTATAAATTTATAAAACCAAAAACATAATTCGAGAGCCAATAAGGTTTTTCCACTGCTACCATCACCAACAATATTACTGACTCTCGCTCGGGCCCACCCACCAGCTTTGCCCTTCCCGCTGAGTGCAAGATTAAGTCGTGTGGCCCCCGAGTTTAGGAATTCAACTCTAGTTTTTATTATTGTTTTTCTACGTTTTATAGAAGAAGTTATATCTTTTGCAGCAGCACCGGTTTCTCTTCTTTTTAATTGTCTTCCCATTTTTTCACCACCTGATAATAATTTAATGATAGTTGATTCGCTTTTTCATTACTACACTTTCTGTCTGGTAAACTATATTTACAGGAAAGTGAGGGAATGTCTTCATCCTGTTTGAAGTAAATACAAATTGGTTGATTGTGAGTTTTGCAGATAAATCTAACTTCTGCATCGCAGTAGTTTCCTTTGACTGGCATTACTGTTTCTTTTTTCTTTTTCATGGTAGTTATTCCTTGATTTCAAATATTATTTCTTTTTCATCAATAAGTGCTTCAATAATTTCTCTATCTGTTTTAAGGAGCATCATATCGCTTTTGCGATAATGTTTTATATCATTAGCTAATGCTCGCCTAATTTCTAAAATTAGTGTCATTGCATTATCATATAATTCAACTTCTTTATCATTGTACATATGATATTCCTTAAATATTCATGACTAGTGAACCGCACCCTAGCGACACGGTTTAACTTACTGTTTGGGATTTTTAGATGCAGTGATAAAGTTAAGTGTTTTTAAGCCAACACTCAGACCTTTCAAATGAAAGAACAATCACTAGTCATGAAATTGGATTGCAATATACCTACACTATGATGAGTCAAACTGGCAACTGCAATTGCATTTGACTCGATTCATGACCCTCCTGGACAAAAGTCCGTACCGCACTTCGATATCCCTCGGTATATTGCAAATTGGTTATAGATCCAGTTCTTGTATGACTTCTTTTCTCAATTTTTTTAGATCATCGTCATCATCGTCATCAAAGTTATCGATATCTATATCGAGGTCTTTGTCGTCGATGAGGTCATCAAGATCTTGAAAATCCATTTTTTTAATATCCTTTTTGGTTATATCATCATCATCGGAATCATCGTCATCATCTTTTTCAGGATATTTTTCTGCCAACGCTTTCCCGATTTTTTCTTTAACATCATCTTCATCGTCTTTCTTTTTGATCTTTACATCAAGATCGTGTTCTTCGATGAAGTCTTCGAGATCATCCATGTCATCCATGTCGTCAACTTCATCAACGAGCTCTTCTAATTTGTTATCTGGTTCGTCTTCATCAACATCGCGTTTTTTCTTTTCACGCTTTTTGTCTGGACCACTTTCACCCCAATAAGCAAGTGAGACTTCATCATAAGTTGGACGATGAGTTATCTCGTCAAGAATTACAGCATCATCCAAAATGTCATCATCAATTTCATAGTCCCTATCATCAAAAGCATGGCCAAGGAATTTTGGAAAGTCATCCTTACCCTTTGCTGGCTCAATGGTAAAGTTGATTGATTTGCCTTCATAAGGATCGGCGAAGTCAATTGATTTATCTGCTTTGCCACCACGTCCGGGTTTTTTGCTCAATGCCATGACGTGTTTTTCAAAATAGTGAAAGCTAGCATCCCACACCCGAACTCCTTTGTCTTCTTCGCCTCTATCAAAACACATGACGTTATAAAGGTTGCGACGTTTCGGGAATAGCTTTTTCCAGACTTCTTCATCTGCGCCATCTTCACGAAGTTTTTGTCGATGTTCACAAATTGGACAAGGTTTATTAAACATTTCTGTATTGCACAGATACCATGAGTCATTGGGGCCAACATTTTTGTGTACCCAATATTCATAGCTATATGTCGGGTCGCCTTCACCTACAATTGAGTCATACTTGCCGGCATAGTATGGAATGATGTCTATGATATGCGAACCATCTTTTGGTCGCCATGTAGCAATATCTTGGCCTTCGGAAAAGATATTCTTCTGACGTCCAGAACTTCTTTCCTGACCTTTCTTCAGGCGTTCTTTTAATTTACTGCTTTGAAACTTTCTCTTGTCTTTTTTCTTGTTTCTTCTACTCTTGTCTTTTTTACTCATTTTGTACCTCCTGTTATTCTGTTGGTTTGTTACTGATTTCTTCCAATATACTCCTTGCTATTGCTTTCGCACCGATTCTGCAACATATATAAAATATGCAAATCCAAAAAAAGGTTTGCATAATAAAAACAATAGCGGTTCTAAATATCTCTATTGCCCAAGGTAAAAACATTTATTTTCTTCTCCTTTTAATTTTCTTTTTTTTCATTTGTTCTAATACCGAACGTCTACTGTTTTCATACATAATTTCTTTTTTCTCAATTGGTACTTTTGGTTCTGCAAAATGTAGTTGTATATTCAAAGAAACAAGTGCTTCAAGCATTTTCTTCCTATGATTAAAAGCAGTTTTCGCTTCTATTAAAATCTTTTCGTCTTTTAATTTCTTGAGATATTTTTTATAGAATTTTTTAACCCTACGGTGATTTTCTACCGCAAGTTTTATTGCCCTATCTGTACTCTTGCTTTCTGAAATTCCATATTCCTCTGGATGACTTCTAATTTTTTTATCCACTTCTGCCCTTATTAATTCAACTCTATTTTTAGCGTCTTCTCTTTCTACAGAAGCGACAGCTGCTTTTAGCGCCCATCCCATAAACAATTGGGGTTGCCTGACTAATTCCCATTCAAGATTGTAACGATCTATTTTTAGTTCTTCGTAATATCCCATTTTAAACCTTTAACTCTTTTTTTTGATATGAAATTTAATGTATTTCATTTGAATAGAGTCACCCTTTGCTTTTGCTTTTGGTGATTGTTTTGACTTCATGTAATTGTATTTCTTCTTGAGTTGTTGTTCGGTGAGTTCACTTAGTTTTCTTTTTGTATGATGTTTCATAATCATGATTTCTCCTTTACTTAGTTTTATTGTAATGAATTCCAGGAACATAGTCTCCTGTGAATATTTCATAGATTGGTTAAGTACATTTAAAAAAAATAAAAAACAATAATCCAAGTTCTATAATCATTAATAATTTGTCGATTATTTTAATCATGGTTATTAATTTCTAACAAAATAATGCCAAAGTTCTTGTTCTTCTTCAACGGAAAGTTCATCCCAGGGAATTCTTCGTGATAATGTTTCAAGTGCTAAAAATTCTTCTTTGACTCTTTTGATTTTTTCGTTAAGTACTGATCTTGCATTCATCCGATATGCACCAGTATGTCCATGCCCAGTAAGTTTTGTTTTTGTTTGTTTTTTATTTTCATCAGTCATAATTTTATCTCCCAATTGGTATTTTTTACCAATTCAGATTCTCTTTCCCTGAGTTGTTTATTTTCTTCTAATAATTTTTTTAACTCGGTGGTTTTTTCTTCAAATTCATTAATTAATTCATCATGTTCTTCTTTTGGGATAAGTGCCAATTTCAATCCATTATTAAGGATTTGAGTTATTCTGAATTGACTGCTTTTAATACTGACTATTTCGCCTTTGTGAAATATACCTCCTGCTAAAGGGTTATGTGCCTTGGCTTTATAAGCCTGTTCTAAATCTGAGAACCTTTCCATTCTCCCTTTTCCGTTATCCATTTTTTTTCTCCAGGGTATATCCAATATTTTCAAGTGCATGTTTCAAAATTATTTTTAAATCGGATACTTTTACTTCATCCCAATCTACCCACTCTTCTATATCTTCTTTATCATCAAACCAACCTATGTCGCCAAGAACCTTTGATAATGCTATGATTAACTCTTTGACTGGCTTCGGTTCACTCTTTAGATATTGAGTTGCTTGCCCATATTTATCGTTGTATATTCGATTATATAATTTGTCATTCATATGTCGTGTCTCCTTATTTATATTATATACCTTTTTAGCGAATACCTCGTAGTCCTAAAAAGTGTAGTAGTTTGAAAAAGTTTTTCATTCCAGCTTCATAATACGATTTATTGTCAGGGTTATGTAGTACTGCGGCAGGATGTAAACACCAAGCTATCCATGTAGTATATTCTTCATTCCAAGTGGTACGGCCACTTAGGTTTATAATACCACTGCCCCTATTCATAAAAAATTGTATGTTTGCATTTCCAAATGCAAGTACTACTTTTGGTTTGATTGTTAATAGCTCATCTTTAAGATATAATTTAGTACAAGTTTTTATTTGTTCGGGACTGCCCTTTTTGCTACTTGATGGATAACATTTGCAAATATTCGTTATATGAAATTGTTCACGCTTGTATCCCTTTGACTCTATGAGTTTCCATATCTCTTTCCCTGATCTTCCAATAAATCCTTGCCCTTCCTTATCTTCTTCAAATCCGGGGTCTTGACCAATCATCATTATGTTTAACTCACCACCGCTGGGTGGTACAGGTCTTGTACATTCTTTAAATAACTCACATGATTCACATTGTAGTAGTTTATGTGGATACTCGTATGGCTCTTGTTTATGAATAAGACCATTAGGAGCAAAAGTCTTTAATGTCTTGTAATCTCCGGCCAATACATCATCTAACTTATCAAGCCTTAATTTATTGTTAAATAAGTTGTATAAGTTTTTATAATTGTCCCTTGGGTTTGTGACAATCCGAAATTTAAAGAGTTGTTGCATTTGTTCTGTTATAGCTGTATTTTCATCT